GTATTCCCAAATCTCTACGTAGGTATCTTCAGGTTCAGACGATGGTCGTGGCCTGTCACGACCACGAGAACCATCTAAACCGTAACGAGAATAGTGGCTAGGTTGTGCATCATTGCGAGCAACAGAATTATATCGCTTGTCCTTTTTGACATCAGAAAGAGGACGACGGATACGTTGAGCAATCCAACGCATGTCCGACATTGAAGTGCAATCAGAATCAACATAAACATCAAAAGGGGAAATACGTTCAACAAACGGACGGTCCTCTGTAATAATCTGAGCAGACTCAGTTACAGACTCAGGACTTGTGTCAGCAAGTTCATCAGAACTTTCGTACTCAACATCCTTCTCAACAAAACGATAGCCGGTCTTGACCCAACCATGACCACAAATCAAAGTGTCTTTTACAGCACGACGAAATTCCTTTTGGCACTCATAATGTTTCCACCAATAGTTAACAATCGCTTCAGTAACAACGGCGTTAGGTGCCTGTTCAGACTTGCGAGCATTAACAGTAATCTTTGGATAATTAACACTCACACCAGGAGCAATAACGTTGATGGTTGCAAAAGCAATATTGACCAACAACTGGTCAGTCTCTGAAGATTTTACATAATGCTTGCCACGATACATGTCAATCATACGACGCCAAAGGTCATCGTATTTTTCTTCTTCTCGCCAACGACGAGATTGATTAATCTTCTTACGGTAACGAGTAATCAGCTCTTGATTAGATGTCCTAGCCATTAGTCCTCTTTCTCATCACTGTCTTTAACACCATCATGCCAACCAATATGCCCATCAATTTTGCTACCAATTTTGTCCACTTTATTACCAATGACCCGTAATAAAATGCGCCCTTCATTGTGCTGGTCGGTATTCTCTTTTCGAAGTCGTTGTAGTACGACGACAGCTGGTCCCATGATGATTGCGACGACAATGGGAACCCAGATTGGTTCCACGTCACACCCACCGTTGCCCAACCGGTTCGGCCTTTATACCTGCAGACTCTGCTTGTCGCATCTGCTCACGCTGACGCTCCACAACTGTAGGTCCGTGAAAGTCTTCTTTGCCATAAGTAAAACCCCATTGAATACCTTTGATATGGCATTTAAAACAAATAGAGCCCCTTCTGGGGAGTTCTGTCTCCATAAACGTAGATAGACAGTCCAAGCAGCGAAATTCTTCCATAACTATTAAGACAATTCGTTACTAAGTACTGGACGTAGTGTTAAAAGAACCAATTCGTGCATTCTGTGGCTTAATGTCTCGAATTATATACTTCTCCCACCAACCCATTGTGTTCTTCATTGGAGAATCCTCAGAACGATATTCAGGCAACCAAACATATTTCAACATCTGATTGGTAATCGCCAAAGACATCACCCGGTCATCATGTGGCGAACCATGCATCTTGCCGTTCGCTTCACGCACAAACGTGCGTAGTTCAGCCATTGTCTTACCGTCATACAAAGAAAGACTCTCGTCACGAATAGCAGCGTTCAGTTCATCAATAGCCAAAGGCTTTGACACAGAGGTAGTTCTCCAACCCATCGTTTCACTAATCTGTGGATTCCGATGGTTCATCTTTCGCTGACGAAAGATGTTCCTGTAGCCAGACCTCTGCAAACCCTTCAAGGTAGTCAAGCCGTGATTGTTTGATTCCACACCAATCAAAGCTCGATTGTAATAATACCCAATCTCTTTCAAAACCTCTTCGCCAAAAATGTCAGGGTCTACGTGCCCGTGCCAGTGTGCAACAACCATGCCAGTGTCAGCAGAAATCACATGGGCGGCACTAAAGTCTCCATGGCCAAGACCTTCTGCAACGTCCGCTCCAATCACGTAAGTCTCGCCTCGTGCGGGATAATCCCAAATAGCTAAAGCTCCACCATCTTCATAAAAGTCATAGTTGTTGCGACCAGATGATGCCTTCAAATATCCACGGTCAGGTTCAATCGGTTCAATCAGTCGTATTGCTTCAAGGTCAAAGACCGGACGACCAGAACGAATAAACGCTTCATCTGGGTCATCAGGGTATTCCTGTGCCATCTGCCAATCAGGCAGGTCTGCCTTCTTGGCGTCGTACCATGCTTGGTCACGGTCTCCAGCAGACCAAGGAAAAAAAATTCCAGTAAACCGATTAGTCCCTGTTTGGGAACCAACCCACAGTTCGTGGAATATATTCCCTTCGCCGTTGGCTGTGCTCAAACAGTTCACACGTCCACCCACGTCAGCAATCGGTTCAATAGATGCCCAAGCTTCAGCGGCGTTAGGGATAAACGCCATCTCGTCAATGAACACTCGATATACAGATTCTCCACGAGCAGGGTCATTACCAGAAGGTAATGACTCAATAGCAGAGTCATTAGCAAACACCATCTTCAATTGGTTATCGGACAGCAGGTCAGGACCACGTTGCCGAACCCACGCAGGCATCATCTTGTAACCATACTTGGTCTTCTGTAACAACTTGGCTGCTTCACGCTCTGTGCGTGAAAGCATTACAGTAAATCGGTCAGACCAAAAGAACTGTTCCCAAAAGGTAAATGTGGCAGCCAGAGTAGAGAATCCAATCTGGCGAGCTTTCAGAACAATCGTATATCGGTCATCAATCCAACAACGCACAGTTTCAATCTGTGCTTCACGCATTTCAAACTTAATACGACCACGCTCAGGATGTCTAATGTGCCAGTAGTTAGAGCAGAAATGGGAAAACGCAGCCACCAGTTCTTCGGTGGTTGCATTCTCTGGACCTTTACACTTGCGCCATTCCTTCTCATTGAGAAGGTCTGTAAGTTCCATTTATTTCTTCTTGCGGTACTTATCCATATAATCTCTAGCACCTAAACCACGACCCTTACGTGCTTCTTGATTCATATGACGAACAAGACGAACAGGTGGAGTAGATTTTCCCTGAAAATTACTGCCAGGATAATCAGGATGAATTGTTACCCCACGACCAGGTTTGGCACGGACAGTTGGAACAATAGGAGCATTGCCACCAGGACTACCAGTATTACTACCTTTAGGTGGGGTGTGCCCAAGCTCAATTGCTTTTGACTTCTTAACAGACTTCTTGATGGGGTATCTCATCTTTGAAGGAGGGCGCTCTTGCTCATAAACGTCTCTTGCCTCAGACTCAAAATTTTCGTCAGCACCACTTCTTGGTCTGATAGAACGAATCTTTTTTGCAGCCATTATTTTGCAACCTTTGCTGCAGCCTTCTTTGCTGCAATCTTTTTAGGAGTTGCACCAAACGCTGAATCAATTTCATCCTTAGTAAGAACACCATCAATGCTTGCCTTAGCAAGACCTTCAACAACCTTGAAAATAGACACTGCACCAGCAATCAATGCTGACTTCCATACTTCCAAATCAGGAGCGATTACAGCAGCACCAGTCACCACACCAAGGGCGTTGGTGAGAAACAATGCTACGATTCGTCCTGCGATGTCTTTTGCCTTATTCATTCTTGTCTCCTAATAGTGCACCAAGTAGGTGAACGGCTATTGCTACGAATGTGATTTGTACTCCAAGAGTCCTTGTTGAACCTGACAACGTAATCAGCACCATACCGGTGCCGGCTAGAGTCCAGGTCAAACCATGGATTTCAGAGAGTATTTTCTTCACACCTATAGTGCTGGCTGTTACTTCTGCCTTCGTTGTCCTGCTGCAACGGTGGCTGCACCTGCAGCAACCGCTATAAGCGTCCTACGAGTGTCTACGGGGACATTAGAACCAATTGGTACGTAATCACCCAAACCATCATCAAATACGTTAATGGTCTTTTCAAACGCCTTACGGACAGTTACAGGTGCAGACTGGACTGCTTCAACCAAAGCATCTATTTGGGTGTTATCTAATTCGGTTACATCCAAAGTCTCAAAGATTTCCTCGGCTTGTTCTGAGGTGACAACATCAAGCACATCTGGATTGGATGCCAGTTCCGTTGCTTGGTCTGGTGTTACTGCGGTAGCAAGGATTTGCTCAATCAGTGCTACCGCTTCTTCAGGGGCTAAGTCCTCTATGGACTCCACAGCCATCTCAAACTGTTCTTCGGTCAAAGACACATCTTCAGTAGCGTTGTCTAAAGCCTCAACTAGTTCTGGTGGCAATTCTGCAATCAACTCGATTGGCAGGGTTGCAGGAGGCTCTGGCATTGTGTCTGGTGGCAATTCAATTGTGTCAGGTGGTCCTGGCAGTTCACCGACAAACGGTAGCGTTTGCGGTGGCTCAATAGTAGGGTATGTGTCCACAGGGAATGGCATTGTGTCTACAATGTAGGGAGGGAGTTCTAATGTTTCTGGTGGAAATGTTTCAATCTCTGGTGGTAACAGAGGTGGTATCTCTGGCATGGCTGGTGGCTCTATTTGTGGCAGAGGAACCGTTGCTGGCGGTTCTGGCATTGTCGGTTCTGGTTGCGGGATATAAATTATTTGAGGCATCGTAGTAGTTGACACGTTTACCACAGGCACAGTCGTAGAGGGTGCAATAGTAGAAATGGTCGTCGTTGTAGTCGTGGATGTTGTTGTAGATTCCCATGTTGTGCTTGTCTCCTGAATAGTTGTTACTGGACTATCGGTTGTGGTCGTAACCGATACTGTAGTAGTGAAAGCCGAGTCGGGAACAATAGCCCATCCCTGATTGTTGATATTCCAGGCAAGCATTATGCATGTTGACCCGCCATCTTCGTACATCCAAACGTCCAAAGGATGGCTGTCTGCACTAATGTCTATCTGTCCTGATGCCATCCATGTGCAGTGCTGGTAGTTCCAGTTGCCCCACTCGTTCCCGCCGAT